GTCTCCAGCTTGATTGAAACCAGTTACCTTTTGCTTCTTCTGTATTAAGTTTGATTTGTGCTAATGCTAGTTGTTGTGCGTGTTCATCTGCCATTGTAGCTAGTTTATGAGCTAACTCTGCTTTCTTGTCTTTGTCTTGTATAAACTTACCTAGAAGTTTAGTTGCTGGTGCTATAAGTGCTGTAATAGCCATAATACCCCCTAATCGGCACTAAATGTACCTAGACTACTCCATAGAGAACCAGGAACTGTTGTACCATTTTGTTTACCTAATTGTGCCATTGATTGATTAACATTTACAAAAGCACCTTGACCCCAACTTGATACATCCCATTGTGCATTATCCCAAGCAGAACCTTGTTCTCTTGTATATTGTAACATTCTCTCAGAAAATGTACCTGTAGTTATACCTGCTTCTTCAAAGGTTTTTATCCAATCTTCATTATATGTACCATTTGTATCTGAAGCATCTCTGCAACTCTGTTGTTTTAATGATTGTTGGCTCATGGTGTAAATGTCCCCATACTAGAAAAGTTAAAATCATCTTGGTCTGTAGCAAATGCTTGTAAGGCTAGGTTTATATCGGTGTAAGATGTACTTAACTCACCATTAATATAAGCTAACATTCTTTCGTTAAATGTACCTGCTGGTATAGACCTTGCTGCAAATAAAGCTAACCAATCTTCGTTATGTAATGCTGTTGTAGAGGTTACTGCTCTTATAGATGCTTGTCTTGCTTCTGAGTTTGTAGCCATTACTTATCCTTTCTAGGTCTACCCTTTTTTTTAGGCTTACATTCACATAGTTTACCAAACAATCTTTTTTTAATCTTTTGATAAATTTTTTTAATTATATCCATTAAATACTACCCATGTTTTGCTATCTTCTTTCCATATATAACCTTTTCCGTCATCTGGATATGTTACTGGTGCATCCCATTGACAAGTATCTTCATTCAATGTCCAGCTATTATAAGGCTTTGGAGGTATGAAAGCATCTTTACTAGCATCATATGTATAACCAACACCAGCATAGTTTTTTCTAAAAGGGGTGCCACCTGTTGCATGAACTCCACCATATGTATTGTAAGATGTTTGTTTATATGTGCTAGTATTTTTATATAAGTTTTGTAAGAAAGTTTGTCCCTTTGCTTCAGTAGATGCGTCACTATCTGCTACTACTATTACTTCTAAGACTAAATTGTTTTCATCTAATTTTGCGAAATGTGCCATTATGCTGTGTATGTCCCTGATGATGTAAATGTGTGATAATAATAACCACCACTTGAAGTTACTGTTCCACCTGATCCTACTTGCGAACCACTTTGATATCTAATTATAACTATGCCAGATCCACCAGACCCACCATTTCCTGATGCACCTGGGGATGAACCACCACCTCCAGCACCACCTCCAGTATTTGCTGAACCATCACCACCTGTGTTGCCTGAAGTTCCACTACCACCAGCACCATTACCTCCACCACCATCAGAAGCATCAGCACCAGATCTTGCATCTCCTCTACCTCCACCACCTCCAGAAGCAAAGTATCCATTATCTCCTGTTGATGTTGCAGTCGCCCAAGATGAATAAGTATTACTACCAGCACCTCCAGCACCTCCATCTTTAGCATCTTGACCTACACCACCAGCACCACCTCCACCAGAACCTCGGTCATTATCTACATAAGAACTTCTTTGAGGAGAACCACCATCATTTCCTTGTCCAGAAGTTCCAGAACCACCAGTACGAGATCCGTTTCGGTTTCCTCCACCTCCTGAACCTCCATCTTTACCAGACTCATGTCCTGATTGTTTACCACCAGCACCACCACCACCTATTGCAGTTTGAGTTGCTACTTCACCACCTGAAAAAACTGAGTTAGAACCATTTGTACCAATAGACGCATTTGCAGCTCCAGCACCTACTGTTACAGTATAATCTGTGCCTGAATTAACTTCTAAACCTGTGGCAGCAAGTAAACCACCTGCTCCTCCACCACCAGATCCCCAACCATTACCACCAGAAGAGTTAGTTCCTCCACCTCCACCAGCAATAACTAATGTATCTATATTATATGCTGCACCTAAAGCAACAGCACCTCCACCAAAACCTAATATATTATATCCAAAACTAGTCATATATTTAGATTAACCTTTAAGTGTCATTTGATGCGTCAGTTGTAAAAAATAATTTTATACCTAATAATCTAGCGTCTCCTGATTGATCATCAGCAGAAACATCTCTCATTACTTGAAAGAATACTTGATCTCCTACTGCTGGTGAACCAGCTATAGTTACAGCTCCACTTTCTGCAGCAACATCTAAATCATTTGATGTACCACTATGTGCTTTAGCAGTTGCAACTACGTTAGTTCCAAATGCTGTGTTGCAAGAGTCATTATCTGAAATTGCTACACCAGATAATCCCCAAGCTACTGTACCTGTGTTTGTTCCTGTAACTGTAAAAAATGCTTGAAAAGTTATTGTTCCTTCATTCCATGATTTAGGAAAAGCTACTGCAAATTGTGCATTTTCATCTGAACTAGCGTCAAAGTCTAATACCTTTATCTCAGGTCCATTACTTAATTCTACTTGAGCTGCTTCTGCACCATTTGTTGTATTAGGGTACATAGACATTGCTGGAACCCATATGGTTTCTTTACCTGGTAATTTTACTGTTTGAAACTCTAAAGCACTTGCTCCTGAGTTTACTGATAAAGATTGATTAGCACTACCTAGAGAAGTTAAACCTGTACCACCTTTTGCTACAGTTACTGTTGGTAAACTTGCTACCCCAACAGCACCACCTAAAGTATCTAAAGACACTTCATTAAGATTAGTTCCATCAGCATATGCAAAATACATTTTTGCTTGGTCGGTTACAAAACCAGAACCACTTGCTGTTTTAATTGTTAAGTTTGTAGGGTTAGTTACTGCTGTAACATCAAAGATGTACATTTTTTCTATACTGTCTGGAACAGTTACCACTGTAGCTCCTGATAGGGTAACAGTAGCTACCTTTATAACCATGTTTCTTGCATTAGATATAGTTGCATTTGACATAGCTAAAGCAACAGTTGCTCCACTACTAACACTTACTTGTTCAAAGCCACCTATTGCTTGTTGTACTAAATTTAAATTTGTATTTGTTTTTGTTCCCCATGTACCAGCGTTTTCACCAGTAGCCATGAGTTCCAGTTTTAAATCTGATGAGTATGTTGATGCCATATTTTATTCCTTTATTATGCCGCTGTTGTTATCTCGGTCCACGTTGTTTGTGTACCCGTGTTTATTTCTGACCATGATATTATTATTACACTTCCTACGTTGCTCGTCAATACTACACCTGTTACATCATCTATTAAGCCAGTGCCTGTTACTTCTGTTGGAGCAACTGCTGTTGATGTAAGTGAAACACCCGTTACACTATAAGTAGATATAGGAACAATAGAACCTACTGATCCTGTTAAAGCTACACCAGTTACAGAAGTAGTTCCTGTTATAGATAAAGTTATACTTCCAATTGCACTTGTCGCTGATACTCCAGTTACATCTACTAATGTAAGAGGTGCAATAATTGGTGTACCTATCGATGATGTCATAGCTACACCAGTAACTCCTACAGTTGCATCTCCATCAAAATCAACTGTTCCTAAAGAACTTGTTATAGGTAAACCAGATACTGCTAAAGATACAGAGGTTGTTGTAGTGTTTCCTCCTATAGCAGAAGTTGTCGCTACACCAGTTACAGATATAGTAAAGTCTGCTTTTGCTGTAGCTGTTCCAATAGATGTTGTTCCAACAACACCAGACACTGCTACTGAATAAGCAGCATCCCATGCTCTATTACCCCAAGAGCCACGACCCCAACCACTGTTTATCTCTCCAACAGGAGTAACAGATCCAACTGTACTAGAGACACTTAACCCAGTTGGTGATACTTCAGCTCCTCCTACATTTTGACCCCAGTTAAGTAAACCCCAAGAATTTCTACCCCAACCTAAACCAATTTCTGCATCAATTGTTGGTGTACCTATAGAGGATGTCGTGTTTACTCCAGTTACGGATAAATCTACATTATTTTGTGCTCCCCAATTACCTTCACTCCATGATAGTAAACCCCATGTAGAAGCTGATTCGGTATTAGCTGTGCCACCCATACCAGAATGATTAGAGCAATAGTAATAAAGAACTGGAGCAGAAGATGCAACTACGATAGTTGTTTTAGCACCAGTATCACCTGGTGTGCCACTTGTAGTTACACCAGTAGTGTACTCACTTCCACTATTATGAGTACCATCTGAAGTAGTAGAAAACCTAAGAGGATGTCCACTATTAGAGCTATCAGCTTGATCAAAAACATAAGTACCCCCTTCAGCTAATACAATAGTAGCTTGTTGAGCACCGTCTAAAAAATACTTATTCCCAGAACCTGGATTGGATACTGTAACTGTAATTGTTCTAGTAGTCACCGAACCAAGCTCCTTTTATTTAAGCTATTCTTAAAATAGCATTTGATGCGTCAGCAGTTGGAAACTGTATTGTAAATGTACCTGAAGTAGCTGTTTTATCTCCACCAAAATCTAAAACTGCAACTGCTGGATCACCAGAAGCTGTGTCGTTATAAATTAAAGCACCTCTTGCTGTAAGTGTAACACCTACAAAAGATAAATCAGCAAAATCACAAACAGCAGTATCTGTACTTAAAGCTGGAGTTGTAGATACTAAAGCTTTACCACCTGAACTGTAACCACTTGATGAAACTTGGTTATCTGTTGTAAATGATGTTGTAGATTTACCAAGAGTTGCACTTGATGTGTACATAGCTAATTTAAAACTATTTCCACCGTTTGTAAAATTATGCACGCCTTTTAAAACATCTGTTTTAAATACGTTACATACCACACTTGTTGTTATTGCCATATTTTACTCCTTTAAAGTTAAGGTGATTGAGAAGGTAATGGCATTCTCAACACCCCGTTATCATATTCATCACGTCTACGTCTACCCATCTGTGCCATCATAAACGTCTGTATCTCTTCAGTATACTTTGTTTGATAGAGTTTGTACATATCCATAGGACCTTTTAAATAACTGAAACACTCTACTAACACACCGTATAAAAGTAAATTTTCTTGATGCTTTGATAAAAAAGTATCTGTAGTTGTAGTAAAATGCTCTGGGTCTTTAATATAGTTTAATTGTATTTCATAAGCTTGATCAGGCACTGGTGCAAAAACAATATTTTTATCATCCCAGTTAGCAAAATATTTTGGTAAACCTGTTGCATCTGTAGGGTTGAATTCAGCCATAAAAGAAGTATCTCTTTTTTCTAAAAAATCTCTAGTACTACTACTTATTACTTGAACAGAACGTATAATTATACAATCATCTGGAACATTTAAAATTCTTTGAGTTCCTGTAACACCAGTAACATATTTTCTTATATCATCATAATCAACTTTACCTGCTATATCTAATTCAGTGTTTCTTATAAACTGATCTAATAAGGTATCTGTTAAAACATTAGAATCTACTTCTGTGTAAGCTCTAATT